ATTGGTGTAGATTCTTCTTCACAATTAACACATTGATAATAATCATTTTTAACGATTATTTTTTTTGTATTCATATCTCTCCAGACTTGTTCTTGCACTTCTTCTGAACCACAATAACCACATACCCACATATCATCCATATTTTTGCTTTCAGATTCGTGTGTATTGTCGAATTTATCAAGTTCTTCCCAAGTTTCTGCATTATCGTAGTCATCAGTATCTACTGATTTTTTTACTAATCTTGTTTTAAATACAATATTGTTTTTGTTTAAAGGGCCTTCGTGTTTAATACTCCACGATTTATCATCTTTTGTCATTTCTTAGCCTCCTAATGCTACTTATTCTGTTATGATACATAAATTCAAAACCTAATTTTTCTAATTTGTCTATTTGTTTTTGAATTTTTTCTTGTAACTGTAATGCTTTATCTGATTTATTCGGTTTCATAATTTCTCTCTTTCTTGTATTGCTCTATCCATGTTTGTTCTTTTCTGTTATGTCTTAATGGCACACCAACAAAGATTTCCCAACCATTTCCATTGCGTTCATACATTTCTAAATGTGTTTTTTCTCTCCATTCTTTATCCATTTTTACTGTTTGATTAGTAAATATTGGATTACGATTTTTGTCGTATGATTTTTTACTCATGTTTTCTCCTAATTTAAGATTATTCAGAACTGAGGTAGCAATGCGTCACGGTGACCGCCTTACATACTACCTCTATTCTGATTTAAGTCACTCAGGAACCTAAGTACAGGGACCTGTAATGTGACTATCATGACTCATCTCTTGCAACCAATATAGCACCTATTTCTGCTTCAAATGGCACTAAGAGATTATTGTCATTATTTATTGCGATGCAGATCTAACTATATCTAGGGATCTGTTATAGCAATATTAACCTTGTCGAGAACTGATGGCTCGTCTATGTAAGGTTAATTATTTACCAACTACTATCGTATACGATTTCGTTGCCTTTTTTTATTTCTAATGCAGCATATTTTACAAATTCAATATCTTGTTCTTTGTAATCATTAGCTGATTCTTCTTGGTATTGATGTGCGAAATAAGCACCATCATTAGAATTGCAAAAATAATCTCTAAATTGATTATTTATAGCTTTTTCTAGACGTTTTAGATCTTCTAAATCTAAAGAAACCTTTGTAAAATAATGAATTTTCTCAGGTTTTGCGTCTTGATTTTGTCTATGATATGCATCTCGCATAAATATATGTAATCTAGCATGTTTTGTCCATGTATAAGGACCATATCCATTGAAACTATAAAGATTTCCATCTGAATCTTTTATGCTATCTATATATTGTTTTCCATAAATACCAGCTGATTGATGTAATCCCATATTATTCCCATCCTAGATCTTTGAGACCTAACTCTTTAATAGCTTTTTTAGCTTCTTTTTCACCGTGTATATTGTGTATTCTATTTAATAGTATACCAATAAGGTTATGTGAATAAGGTTTTTCATCAAGAGTTGGTACTAAATCAGCTATACCTTGTCTTAAGTCTGGTAATGATTTATCTTTTGGATTTATTGCATTCATTGTTTTCTCCTTTTATTTATAGATATAAAGCTTAAGGGTTAATATTCCACGATTAACTACTTACTTTTCAGCAGCTTGTTAATCTGGACCATAACTTCACATAAGCTTTATATCCGTTATTTAGGCGAGGTAGCACCTAAAATTGATTACTAGTTTTACCAACTTTCTTCATCCAATCAGTTACTTGCATATTAACCAACCAATCTTTCATTGTTGGTATTCTACCACAATCTTCTAAGATATGTTGTTCTGCAATGTATCTAACTGGTATTTCTTTACCTGTTGATAATACTATTGTTTTACCAAATACGTCAATACACCAACCAATACCTTCTGTATGATGTCTCATTGATCTGTGAGTTGGTAATGAACAACCACGTTTAGAATCATCAAACCAAGAATGTATAAGGATGTAGTCTTCGACTTTACCTCCCCATTTTTTAACACTACTTTTACTGTGATAAAATGGATCCATTATTCAGCTCCAAACATGTTTTCACGTATGGCTCTGTATATCTCTTCTATTTTAGCGTATTGAGGTTTTGATATAGCATCTAAATAAGTAACTTTTTTAGCTACTGCTTCAATTGCTTTATTAGTATTACTTTCTTTGCCTTGTGTTAAAGTGTATTTATCTGTAACATTTTCGCTCTTAGTGTAATAGTATTCACTTTCTAAAGAAACTTCAACCTCAGCTTGTGCTTCTTTATCTTTCGACATTTCTTCTACATTGGTAATTTTAAAAGTAATATCGTGTACAGATCCTTCGTCGTTTTGCCAACCACCAGTTATTGAACTATAACATGTGTTGCCCAATACATTAAATGCATGTTTTCTTTTATGCATTTCTTGTCCAGCAACCCATATTAATTCAATGTTACCTAACTCTAAATCCAGGCATTTCATATACTCTGGAAATTCAGTTAAACTGTGTATATAATCATGTTCTGTATGATTATTCCAGTTGTTAGGCATTGTTAGTAACTTAGAAATGAATAAAGATTCTTTTCTTGTAGATTCTAACCTACCGTCGTTTTGAACTTCTAATTGACTATCACTAGTAACTTCTCTGTATCCACATTTAACTAATTGTTCGCATATGTTATCAAATTCAGTTTCTGCTGTGATTAATCCGTCAAAGGATTTATGGTAATAATCTTTCATTCTATTACCGTTTAAATCGTAATAAGAATCACATGTTATTCTAGATTCTGATCTAACGATTCTACATTTTTTATGTGTCTTTCTAATAGGTTCCCCTTGATTATACACTACAAAATGTTCTATCGCACCGTCGTCTCCACCGCCTTGAAGATTAAAATCTACTCTATCTATATTATGTTTAGATCTATATAGATTTGTCATAGCTCTTCTTACGTATTTTAGGTTATTGTATTTATTAAATACTTTTTCCATAGCATATATTTCGTTGTAATTAGTGTGTTTCACTTTACTGAATCTTGCGTCTTCAGTATTTATTTTAATATTGTTAACCGTATTATTCATCTATTTCCTCTCTTTTTTTATCTGTTGATTTTTGACGAACAACTTCGTTTTTAATTTTATCAAATACTTGTTGTTGGTCTTTATTTAAGTGTTTATTTAGTTCTTTTAATAGAACTGCATCTTTTTTGTCTTGTATCTCTAATAGTTCAGAGATTATATAGACTATCATATCAAAGCATTCTTCTAATGCGTCTTTAATATGATTCCTCGTTCCATCTAATGGAACTTCATTTCCGTGTTCCCTTGCTCCTACTACTAATCTTTCTTCAATAGCTTGTAGTATGCGTTTGTTATTAGGCAATTCATTGATTTTTTTCATAATACTCCTGTTATGTTAAAGTTTTGCAGGACATATGAAAGGAGTTATACATCCTGCATTGACAAGTTGCTTAGTTACCTAAGCATCTCCCAATCGTAGAACGAAGGTTCATCTGAATCTTCATTGTTATGAACATCGTTTCCATGATTTATTGTTGGCTGCGCTAGAAGTTTTATTTCTTCCATGGCATCCTTACAACAACTATTAAGTGGATCTAAATATTTCCACTCTCCATTCTCTAGTGTTGCATTAGTATTGCGACATATAGAACAACTAATCCTAAGCATTAGTATTCTTCTCTGTCTATTTTAATTACTGGACGTTTTATTCTGACATTAACAAAGGTTTCTATTCCTTCGTCCCAGTTGTTAACTGGACCTTGTTCAGTTTCATCTTTCTTTTTGTCCTTTATTCCTACGTCTATACTGCGTGACTTAGGAACATGTTTACGTCTATTAGTAAGACCTATTTCTGCTATCATAGAACATATCCTCCCACATACTTTGTAATACGTGTCTGAATTTGTTGAATAGCCATATAATAGCATACACTGTAAGTAATTTAAACATTACTAAACTTACATTTAATGCAAAGTTACTTATTACATTACTGAACTCTGCTGTAAACATATTATATTTACTATCAAAGCGTAGCATTAATACGCTTGTAGATATTAATCCACCAAATAGTATTAATACATAACGATTGATTTGTTGCACGTGAGCTACAATTACTGTTATAAATAAATGTATTGAATTGCCTTTATATCTAGGCTTCAAATATTTATTTACTATCTTCTTACAATAGTTTGGAACTCTCATGATCTCTTGTGATAATATTCTCATGGTATTATCTCCTTTTCTTTTATTTGTTAACAAAACTTTAGCCTATTAAGCTGTGTGATCTGTTGATTTAACTAGGGTATATGAAACGAATTTCATGGATACGTTAATAGGCTAATTTATAGTAATTAATTCTGATACAAAGCACAAGCGTTTTATACTGACACGCCGTTTTTTGTAAGGTATTATAATAGTTCTTTATAATAGCGATGCGTAGCACCTTAAGTCTTTAGTAGGTATGCTGACTTAACGCCAACACACCTACTGTTACAATCCTTAGCTGAACGTAGAATAGCTCGGTCCCGCAAAGATAGTAATGGTTAACTGTCCTTTGTTTTTCCCTTGCGTCTGTTCATAAGGTGTATTCAATGCATCTTCTTCATTAGAATAACAAGATAAGCTATCTGTATTCTTTTGAAGATACGTATTGAACGCATTATACAAATCCATATTCATTGAGTCTGATGGTTTAGAGACAACTGTCACTAGACGTAATGAACATTCAGGATATTTGCTAGTAAAAGTATCTAACTGACTCAAGCGAATTGGCTTGTTGTGTAGTTTTTCTTTTACTTGCGCATCATCTGATTTGCAATGACTGTATATACCAACAATTTCGTTTGAATACTTTACGAACTCAAGAAACTCTGGTGCATTGTAATTTAAACTCATGGTAACACTCCTTTAGTGCGCTCTTTGTTGTTTTATAATTAATATTTAGTGGCACACTAAAAGGGGGCAGCTAATCCCCATCTAGAATTGACTTAGCTTATTCAAACGGATAATTTCAACGATATTGAATAAGAAAAGTCAATTATAGAGGGGAGTAGGTGGTATATATACCTCGTGCATACAATCTAAATCAATTTTTCAAAGTTTTGTTGTAACTCCTATATTTTCTAAATAAGTTATTATATGGACAAATTGAAAAAGATTTTAAAATTTTTAGAAAAAAATAAGATGTTAGAACGTTGGAACAAAGACACCGATACATGGGAACAAGTTCCTGTTGATGTAGATGATCCAGAGATGATGCATTTGTTAGAAGTAATGTCCGCAGAGTTAGATGTTCATATTAAAATAGAAGAGATGAAACTCGGTATTTTAGGAAAAAGAGATAAAGAGGATATTAATTAGTGTAAGGTATTAACGTTAATACATTAATGTTAATATTAACGAATAGGAAACACACATTAATAATGTGTTGTTAATAGATTAACGTATTAGGAGATTTATGAAAAATAAAAAGAAGAAGCCTACTTTAAAAGATATAATTACTATTATGTCTGGTATGCAGCTACAGATAGAACAGATCAAGGCGCATGTGTTTAACGGAGATAGGGCTCTGGATGAATACGTTAAAATGAAAGGTGACAAAGAAAAGTTTGTTACATGGTTAGAAGAACACTACGGTAAAGATGATAAAGATAACAAAGAAGCTGAAAAAGAATAACTTTAAGCCACAAACTTATAGAGTGTTTACTCCTGAAGAATCTAAGGGTAAACCGTATAAGCATTGGCAGAAGTGTTATCCAGGTGAACTAGGTGTTAGTGATGATGGTTATGTTAGTGAGTGTTTATACAGAAAAGAATATAAGAGTGGAGTAGAGATGACATTTCCATATGGAAGACAATGGTTAGGGGAAAATAGAAAGCTAGAGTTTGAACCGCATTGGCGTACTCGTAATTTTAATACAGTATCTACTAAGTCTTATAGTGAAATAGAATCTAATAGTAAGCGTGCAGAACTAGCACTAGATGCTTATTTGGCTTACAAGGTTGCAGGACAATCGCCTGATATGAATAAGATTGGAACAATCTACCGTCCAGATCAAAAAGAGCCGCATATAGCTGCAAAAAGATTATTGAAGTCTAAGGAGAGTAAACGAATGATAAAAGATAAGTTAAAAGAAATACTTACTGAAAAGAAGATTGATGAAGGATATGTACTAGATGTAATGAAAGATGCTGTTGTTGTAGCTAAAGGTAAAGAGAATAGTGGTGACATGATTCGAGCTGCTAAAGAATTATCTGTATTTTTAGATATGGCACCGCAAAAGTCTTCACAGACAGAAACATTACAAATGGATATAAGTCATCAGATCTCTAATCAGTTTGAAACACAGCAAAAAAAATTGCGTGCAACACAAACTAAAGAGTTACCAGATGATGGAAAAAAAGAAGATAGTACTAGAGGGGAATAAAGATAAGCTATTAATTTTTTTGGCAACAATGATTGAAGTGTCAAAAGATATGGGTGTCGAAGTTTCAATTATAGTAAATGAAAGATAAGAAAGATATATTATTAGCAATGCAACAGGATATGTTGTTATTTGGCAGAATGGTCATGCCAAATATGTTTAGTAGTGAATCTCCACCTTTTCATTACGATCTAACAAAACATTTATTAAATGAAGAAGAAAAACAAATAAATATTATAGCACCACGTGGACACGCAAAGAGTTCGGTGGCTGCTGGTATATTTCCTTTGTTCCATTTAATGTTTACACCTGGTGTTAAAGTTATTGTTTTAGTATCTAGGACTCAGTCGCACGCTACTAAGTTACTAGGGACAATTAAAGATGTTTTAGATTATTCACAAGAGTTTAGACATTTCTTTGGTTATTGGGGAATGCAGTCAGCTAGGAAGTGGACCAACACAGAAGTAGAGCTAAAAGACGGCAGCTTAATTATATGCAAAGGAACAGGACAGCAGATTAGGGGGATTAAGCATGGGAATCAAAGACCGACGTTATTGGTACTGGATGATCCTGAAGACGAAAATAATACGAAAACTGCAGAAGCGATGGAATATAATTTACGTTGGTTGTTGCAATCTGGTGTTCCATCCTTGGACCCCCTTTCTGGGAGGATATGTGTTATTGGTACTCCTCAACATGAAAGATGCATGGTTGAGACTTTGAAAGATATGAGAGGTTGGAAAACCTTAGAGTTTAGACCAGACTTAGAAAAAAAAATTGCATTGTGGGATGAAGTATGGCCTGTAGAAAAATTAGTAGAAAAGAAAAAAGAACTAGATAGTATTAATCGTTTATCTGTATTCTATAGAGAGTATTTGTGTCAAATTGTAGGTGACGAAGATAATTTATTTAGAAAAGAACATATAAAATATTACGATGGATTTTTAGAAAAGGATGAACAAGGATTGTCGACGCTCGTCCTGACGAGCCTAAATGGCGAGGCAGTAGACGAGAGAAGACCTGTAAACGTGTTTACAGGAGTCGATCCTGCATCCAGTACAAAAAAGACTGCAGACTATTCTGTTATATTCAATTTAGCTATAGATGATGATAACAACAGATTCGTATTGCCGTATTATAGAAAAAGAGCTACTCCACTCGAATTAGCAGATGCTGTAATACATAATTTTAAAACATATAAGAGTTCTAAGACTAGAATAGAATCGGTAGGTTATCAGGAGATGTTAAGACAATACATTAAAGAAGAGTCTGAGAAGTTGGGAATGTTTATACCTGGGCTTGAAATAAAAGAAAATCCTAGAACACGTAAATCTTATAGGTTAGAAAGTTTGCAACCTTTATTTGCTAATGGTAAGGTATACCTGTCTAAACATATGGATGCGTTAGAAGGTGAACTGTTATTATACCCTAGAGGAAAGAACGACGATCTTCTGGATGGATTCTTTTATGCTAATAAAAATTCTTATAGACCTAGCCATACATACACTACATTTAGCCAAAAAGAACAGAACTACAGGTTTAAACCACAAAAATCTTGGAAAACACAGTAATTTTTCTTGACTATTTCGACTTTTATCTTATAAGTTAATATAGCGATGATTATAGACGTAGTTAAATACTATATAACCAACCGTACTTTTAAGGAGTTATTAGATCAACATGCTAATATAAAAGTACCAAAAGGATACAAAGAACTAAATGGCAAGTTACGACAAAAAGAAAACAAGAGCAGGAAGAAGTCAAAACTATAAAGACTTAGTTGATGTTTTTAATTATAAGCCTGGAAGATTAGAACAAGATAATTACGAAATACCTGATGAAGTACAAGAAACACAAGAACTATTAACAGAGTATGATAATTTACGTGAAATCTGGGCAGTTAAATTTCAAGAGTCTTTAGAGTTTAGAGCAGGTGCACAATGGACTGAAGACGAAAGAGATGTATTAGAATCTCGTGGTCAAGCACCTATTGTTGTAAATCGTATTCATCCTATCGTAGAAACAGCTAAATCTTTATTAACTTATAACTCACCAGAATTTCGTTCTACAGCTAGAGAAGATTCAGACAGGGATACTGCAAAAGTATTTTCTGATTTATTTGCTTGGATGTGGGATCAGTCTAGTGGTAACGAAGAATTAAAAAAAATTATAGATGATTATTATGTTGGAGGTATGGGTGTTATGCATGTATACCAAGATCCAATGGCAGATTTAGGTAAAGGAGAAGTTTCATTAAAGTCTATTAATCCTTTAGACGTATTTATAGATCCAAACTCTAAAGACGTTTATGCTAGAGATGCTGCTAATATTTTATTAGTAAAATACATTACAGATGAACAAGCAGCACAATTATATCCAGACTTTATGGATATTATATTAGATTCAGAAAGTGGTATAGATAATGACGAAGAGATTCCTGCTACTAATTTATCTGCTGCTGAAGGTCAAATATTTAGTACAGACGAAGATACAAACTACCACGATAAAAGAAAGTACGTAGAAAGATATTCTAAAGAAATGCATACTTACTATAATATCTTTGAACCATTCAGTCAAAAAGAATTATTATTTAATGTTAAAGAATATAAAGAATACGAAGCTACTTATTATATTCGTATTTCTAAAGTTACTGGAGAAGAAGTATTTATTTCCGATGAAACGCTTATAGAAGAATTAATGAGTGTCGTAGAAGAGTATGGACCTGTATTTCACTTTGAATTACCTGAACCTGAAATAGATGCAGAAGGTAATGTAATACCACAAGATCCTGTAAAAGTAGCTGGAATGGAAACTGATAGCGGCATCCCAGGTAGTACTACAATTATAACTCCTCTTACAGTAGAAGAAATGATTGGTATGGAAAGTATTATTGTAAATAAAATTGAAAAGTGTTGTGTTAAAATGACCGTTACAGTAGGAAACAATTTATTATATACTAGAATTTTGCCTACCGATGAATATCCTATTATACCATTAATGAATATTCATCATCGCAATCCGTTTCCTGAATCTGATGTAAGAATATATAGACCGCTACAAGAATATATTAATAAGATTCGTTCATTAATTATTGCACATGCAAGTACAAGTACAAATGTAAAACTTTTAATTCCTCGTGGTTCGGCAGACCTCCGTCAAATTGAGGAGGAGTGGAGTAGAGCAGGTACCAGCGTTATTGAGTTCGATGCCGAACTAGGTGCGCCGATTGTAGCTGGTCCTGTACCTCTACCAAATGAATTATATAAAAATGAAGCTGATGCTAAATATGACTTAGAATACGGCTTTGGTATTTTTGAGCTAATGCAAGGTAGTGGTGCAAACTCACCTTCTACATATAGAGGGACTTTAGTTGTTGATGAATTTGGTCAAAGAAGAATTAAATCACGTAGAGATGATATAGAGAATTTTTTAAATCAATGTGGTAAAGTTGCAGTTCCATTAATGCAACAAATATACACAGAAGATAAAGTTATAAGAATTGTACAACCTAACGGAACAGAAAAAGAAGAAAGATTTAACTTTTTTAAAGAGATGGAAAATGGGGACGTTAAACGTTTTCATGATGTTACCGTTGGAAGATATGATGTTAAAGTTGTAGCTGGTTCTACATTACCAACAAATAGAATGGCATTATTAGATACATACATGAAGATGTATCAAGCTGGATTAATTGATCAAGTAGAAGTACTTAAGAAATCCGAGATTATAGATATTGATGGTGTAATGGGTAGGTCTGGACAAATGTTACAAATGCAACAACAAATGAAAATGATGGAAGAAGAATTGAAGAAGGTCAAAGGAGATCTTCAAACTGCTACACGTGAAGAGCTACATGCTAAGAAACGTTTAGAAGTAGAAAAGTTTAGTTCCGATTTAGATAAAATATCTAATAGGGCTGAATCAGCTACACAGATGTATAAATCTAGACTAGCTGACGTTGAAAACAATCTAATGAACTCCGTTGGAGCCGTAGAAGAAGAATTAGCTGAAGATTTAAAATCAGCAGGTCCTTTAGATATGGAAGATGGAGAGTTAGGATAGGATAAATAATGAGTCAAAATAATGAGATACTAGCAACAGACCAAGCGGTAGGAGATACAAGCACTGCAATAGAACCTACTGGTGACGGTGACATTTTTAAAGAAATATTTGGAGAAGAAAATACAAATCGCTTTGTGGCCAATGCGAATGATAATTCTGTAAATACAACTGAAAGTCAAGCACCTGAAGTTTCTGATTCTAGTAATCCTAAGGAATCAGTTGACCAATTTAATTATTGGCAGAGTCAAGCAGATAAACGTACTGCTGAAGTTAATGAGTTAAAACAGGAATTAGATCAAATCAAGTCGAAGATAAGCTCTACCCCAAGCTCACAAACTAAAGCAGAACCAGAGTCTAAGGATATAGTAAAACCTATAAAACCTACAAGACCGTCTAGTTTTGATAATTCCGAAGCACTAACTGATCCAGATAGTAAGTCTGCAAAATATGTTGCAGCAAGGGAAATGTATTTAGACGATATGTCTGAGTACTTGTTAAATCAGGAAGAAGTTCGTAATCAAGTAAGTCAAAAACAACAAGCAGAACAACAGAAGTTGAACTCGCAACAAAAGTTGTACGCAGACTTACAAGGTAATTATGGATATAAACCTGAAGAAGCAAAAGACTTTATTGAAAGAATGTCATCACCAGAGTCGTTGTCCTTAGACAACTTAGTGAAACTACACAAAACGCTTACAACACCTGTGCAACAAGCACCAGTGCAACAGCAAAATGTGATAGATCCTAGAACAAGTGATATGGCAAGAAGACAACAAAAGTTATCAATTCCTTCTACTATTACGACACAGCCAAGTGCTAATGTGCAGTCATCTAAGAAAATAGAAGATCAAATGATGGATTCTATGATTTCTAACTTTAAGAAAAAGAATCCGTTTTAATGAAAGGGAAATAAGATGTCTGATGTATATAGCATAGGACCAGGAGAAGGCATGCAAGGAACTTCAATTAATGATTCAAGACGAATCTTTAATTTTGGAGAACGTGTTGCAGAATTAGCTCCTGCTCAATCACCATTTCTCACTTATTTATCACAAGTTTCAAATAAGCCTACAGATGATCCTGTATTTAAATTTTTGGAACAAAGACACCAATATCAAAGAAGAAACTTTCAGATTCAAGTTGCTAAAACTACTACTGCTTACAGTACTGGTTTTAATGTAGCAGCTACTCTGGAACTTGATGCTGATGTTTTATACGATAAGTATGGAAGAGAAATATCAACAGCAACAGCACCTAATTTTTTACTCGCAGACCAAATCGTAGCAATCGAAGTAGATTACGATGTTAATGGTAATGACGGTGGAGTAGGAAATGAAACAGCTGCTATTGCTTATTATAAGTTAACTGCAAATCCAGCACAAGTAGACGAAGTCAGTGGACAAAAGACTGCTGCTAGATTAGTAATGGACTTTATTAGAGTAAACTACAAACCAACAGGTTCCAATGGAGCAACAGCAACAAACGCAGGACAAATTACACCAGCCGCTAACTCTAAATTAATTTTTAGAGCAGGTGGAGATGGTCAAGTAGTTGGTTCAGCCTTTGCTGAGGGTTCACAAGATCCTGAAGGTTGGAGAGATGAGTTTTACAACAGAGAAGGATACTGTCAGATCTTTAAGACTGCAGTACCTCTATTCTCTGGTACAGCTCTAGCTACACGTTATCGTGGAGTATCAAACGAATACATGCGAGTGTATCAAGAAAAACTTATGGAACATAAGATGGATCTTGAACACGCTATGTTATTTGGAATTGGTACAGATGATACAACTGCAACAGGTCCTATTCGTAGAACTTGGGGTATTGTACCTTACGCTGAACAGTATGGTAAAGTGAAAACTTTTACATATGCTGACGCTTCGTATGACACTTTTGTTGACGCAATGGAAGATGTATTCTCACCAGAATCTGGAAACAGTGGCGAGAAACTTGTTCTTTGTTCAAGAAAAGTAATGTCGTATTTCAATAAACTTGGAGGAACTTCATTCCTAGGTAACACTATGGCATTGAACTCTCAAGTTGGTAGTGGTTTAGATATTCAAAACGTTGAAGGTGCCTTTGGACACCAAGTAACTAGAATATCAACATTATATGGTAATTTAAACCTTGTAATGGAACCGTTATTTAGAGGTGCACACGAAAACACAGCTATTATGGTTGATTTAAACAATGTAGCATACAGACCGTTAGTTGGTAATGGCGTATCAAGAGATACACAAATTATTACTAATGTTCAAAGTAATGACGTTGACGGAAGAAAAGACATGATTCTTACAGAAGCAGGTCTTGAGATTTCACTTCCAGAAACTCACACTGTTTTATCGTTTAGTTAAGTAAAATGGGGGAGTTGAAATATACTCCCCCCTTTAAAGGAGAAAATTATGGGTATAGCTATAAGACTTGGTAAGGCTGCCAAAAAAAGAAAAAAAAGATATAATCAAGCACAAGATGCTTTTATTTTTCATACAGGAAATAATGATCCTGCTGATTTTGTAAATCCACCTAAAATGGGTTTAGGTGTAGCTCAAGAATTTTTAGATAGTGGTGGTAAAAAAATTACCAATATTGCAAAAAAAATAAAGACTAGAAAAAAACGTAAAAAAGGTAGAGGTTCTTTACCTGTATAAATATGACACAAATTAATATAAATTTTAAACAAAAAAAGGGGAGTAAAATGGCAAGTAGCGCAAAAGGTGGAATAAGAGGTAAAATGCCTAAGTTTGATGAATTTCAAAAAATAGTTAGGGAGCAAAAAAGAAAATCTAAACCTAGAATAGATAGAGTAGTAGACACGGTAAAAGGTGTTGGACAAACAATAGGTGGAACTAAAGCTGGTAAAGTACTTGGTTCAGCTGGTAAAGGCATGGGCGGAGCACTTAAAAAAGTATATTCTAAATCACCATTAGGAGTTGGTATTATGGGTGGATTAGCATTAGGAGCATTAATAAGTAAAAAGAAAGATCCTAAATAATGTCTATACCTACCATAACTAAAGGTGCAAAACAGTTAAGACGTATGGCCAAAGGGCATGCTAAAAGAAAAAGTTTTACGTTAGAAGGACTTCAATCAAGTTCTGATGTATTAAATTTAGCTTATCAAGCAGGTCCCGAAGCTAAGAAACGTTTGTATAATAGCACTGGTATGGAAAGCGCATTAGATGTTATAAAAAGAAAACGAATGTTAAAGAAGAAAGGCTAAATATTAATGACTATACAAGCTGAAATAGAAGCAATAGTAGGAAGCGTTTTAGGTAGTGATGCTACTGCTACTGCTGGATTTTGCGTAGAAGGAGTAAAGTATGTAACAAAAGCTTTAGCTACTAACGCAGCTATACGTGATAGACTTACTAGTAGTAGCGATGTTGTTAATAATGCTGGTTTTACAATAACTAATACTGTAGGATTAAGTTCTGTAAACAGAAAAGATGCATCTAATGGAAGATTTAGAATGTGTGGAAGAGTATCTTTTAATGATAGTTTTAATGCGTTAGATCCAGATAGCATATATTTTGCTACAAAAACAGATCCAAAATATTACATAAATGAAGACAAAGTGTTTATATTACCTGTTCCAACTTCTGATGAATTAGGAATGATAAAACATATAACACCAGCTACAAGTGTTACAATAGGTGGTAGTACTATTACTAATTTATCTAGTGAGTATGTTCGTGGAGTAGTGTTGTATGCAGCATTACAATTAATTCAAAAAAGAATGAATGCTATAGATAAACCTGCAGGAGCTGTTAATTTAACAACTTTAGCACAAGGAGATGTTACTGGAACGCAACCGTTAGCACAGAATACTTGGTTTGATATTGTAGATGATTACATAAAAGATGAAGACGTTGAATTAGCTTCTACTTATATGTCTAAAATAAATTCTTATATTAACAACTATCAAGCAGAGTTAGCTGCAGATCGTACAGAATATCAGTGGTATGAAAGTAAATATTTAAAGATTTCACAACAATTAATAGAATTTTTGAGAATGTATATGGACATTCCAATGCAACCAACAGGAGTAGTAAATGAAGCTTCAGCAAATGATTGAACAAGTAAAAAAGCATCATCCTGATCTTGGAGACGTAGAAATTATAAATTTATTAAATCAAGCTTCAGATGAGTTTTGTTCTAGAACTTTACTATTAGATGAAGCAACACAATTTAATACTGTTGTAGACCAAAGATACTATGGATTAAAAGACTCTATTTTAGAAATTAAATCTGTAGACTTTAAAGATGAAGAAGGTAGTGTAAAATCAATTAAAAGATTATTGGGCAGACCAGAATATAGGGATATAACATAATGAGTCATAATTCAAGATTAAAAGGAAGAAGAAGTAAACAGTATGTTTATTGGATTGAAAGAGATTCAATAGGTATTGCTTTACATGATAGTAGTAAAAATGTTTCAGATATATTTACAAGTGTAAAAGCTGTTCATCAAATAACATTATTTTACCATAAAAAAGCATTACACTTTGGTATATCTAGTTCTGACGGTAGTAGTACATTAAATACTACTGGTTTATTATCTGAGGTAAGTGAATTACCTAGTCAATTTCATTCTTGTTTAATAGATAAAGCTATATCATTAGGATATGAATTAAAACCAGATATGATACAACTAGCTCCATATTTTGATGGAAAATTTGAAAAAGGAATTAAAGAAGGTAAGACCTTTGCTAACAGAGGTAGAATTAGTGGAAGAAGAACAATCGTACAGCATAGCTTTTAATGGCTAATACTTGGAGAATAGGAGAATTTGGTTTAACGGCGTTTGGAGATCACAATCATTCGTTTAATCAATTAATACAACATTTTAATGATGATATAAATAGTAACTATGTAGATATTCCAATACCAAGTAATGCTACATACGGTGATCGTGTTACTCCAAGTAGCAATATTTATACTGATGTAATAAAAAATATATATACTTTTAGTAACGTAGGAATACCTAGCGATGCTAATTATAACGATGTACCGTTAATTAGTAATCCAGTATATGAAGATAAAATTAAAAATACGTAGGAGATAAAATGGGTGGAACATTAAGTAGTCCAAATAAAATTAAAGACGTATATACTAAATTAGTATTTTACGATGGAAATAAATTAAAATATGATAATGGATCTTCAGATATAATTATAACTGAAGCAGATAATTTTTCATCAGATATACAAGCGGGTACAGGAATACAGACTTCAGAGTCTGGTGGACAAACAACAATAAGTGTAGCTAGTGGAGTTGTACTAGACACTGAAACAATAGATGGCGGTAGCTATCAACCATAGAGGAGAAATAAATGGCAAATACATTACAGATTAAAAAGAGTTTATATGGTGCCAGTGCAGGAGCTCCAGCTTCGTTATTGTACGGTGAGCTAGCTTATGACAATGCAAACGGTAAACTATATATTGGAAAACAAACAGGAAGTAGTACGGTAACAGTAACAGATTTAGAAATTACTACTCCTGACGCAACATCAAGTATTAAAGGTAAAGCATCATTTTCTACAAACAATTTTGTAGTTAATAGTGGTGCAGTACAAATTAAAGATCTTGGTGTAGCAACAGCAGAATTAGCAAATGATGCGGTTACTGCAGCTAAAATAGCAGATGATGTTATTAACAGTGAACATATAGTAGCAGATTCTATTGACGCAGAACATTTAGCACCTAATTCAGTAAATTCAGATGCATATATAGATGGAAGTATTCAAACAGCACATGTTGCAGACAATGCAATTACTGGTGCTAAATTAGCAGATAGTATTACTATTGCATCAGCTTTAACAGTTACTGGAGATCTAACAGTAAATGGTACAACTACTACAGTTAATAGTACAAATACTACATTAGATGATCCATTACTAGAACTAAATAGTGGAGCAGGAAGTAATGCTAACGATTGTGGTATTATCATAGAACGTGGTTCTACAGGTAATAATGCAACATTCTTTTGGGATGAAAGTGCAGACAAGTTTACTTTAGGTACCACTACTGCTACTGCATCTAGTACAGGTAATATGTCTGGATTTACAAAAGGTGCTTTAGTAGCTAATATAGATAGTTCTACTCTTACAAATGTTGCTTGGGATTTAGGCACATACGCTAACTAATAATGGCTAATGGTTTAAAAATAAAACGTGGTGATGGTGCACCTGTAGCAGGTTCCGATGGGTCAAACGGTGTTTGGCCTTTCGAGCTAGCTTATGACTATACAAATAATAAATTATATATTAATGATGGTCAAGGCGGTGGTAATGGAAACATGCAAGAAGTTGGTGGTGGTACAATCACAAGCGTTACTGGAATGACTAATAACAACGTGCTAACTGCAAGTGGTAGTACTACTATTAGTGGTGAAGGCAGTCTTACTTTTGATGGAAATGAATTAGATGTTAGTGGAAATGTTGATGCAACTGGTGTTTATAAACTTGATGGAACTACAATAATTAATACAGATGGTAATTTTGAAGTCCACGATACAAGAGCAGTTACACCTTCAACAGATTTAGGGGTAAAGGGTGTAAGATTTGATTTTAAAAACAATAGTGCAGATGGATTATCAGATGGTGGTAGTTATCATGGTGTAATGACACTTCAACAATGGAATGATACATCAGGTGGTCATATTCATGCTTTAGGATTTACAGATAATGGCAATGTGCATCATAGAAATGCAAGTATTGGTGGAACTTTTGGTAATTGGAAAAGATTAGCATATATAGAAAATGGCTCTAACAATAGAGTAATGACTGCATCAAGTTCTTCTACAGTAAATGGAGAGGGTAACCTTACTTTTGATGGAACTAACTTAACAGTAGCACACTCATCTGGAGCAGTAATATTTGCAGCAGCACACGCAGCAGATAAGATTCAATTATATTCTGGTGGTAATGAAAAGATTGGTACAGAAGCTAATACAATGTTATTTACTTCTGATAATTATAAATTTAAAGATGTTGCAGGAACAAGCAATCTTAGTATGGATGCTAATGGTTCTATAACATTAAACACAGTAATAGCTGGTGCTTGGAACGGTACTGCTATTGCAAATGATTATGTTGCTAATTTACCAACAAGTAAAATTACAAGTGGTACATTTGCAGATGCAAGAATAGCAGCATCAAATGTTACTCAACATGGAGATGGTAGATATTTTAGAACAGATGCTACAAGTGGAACTATAACTTCTCAAGATTGGAATACCTATGTAAATGGTACTGAAGTTCATTTTAGTTCTGTAACAAATCATAGTGGTTCAAATAGACCGAGTGGTGCTTATCATTATGGTGTAGCATTAAGTTATTCTGTTAATTCAGCAGGAAAGTTTCAATTATATGCTCCAGAAACAGGTTCTCAAGGTACAGCTACAAATCAAGGGCTTTGGTATAGAACAGGTTGGAATACAACTTATCGTCAATGGGCTCAAATTTGGGATAGCACAAATGATGGTTCTGGTTCAGGACTTGACGCAGATTTATTAGATGGAATACAAGGAAGTTCATTTTTAAGAAGTGATACTGCAGATACTATAAGTGCTCAACTTACAATGGGTACTCAAACATCTCTTGTTGCATCAAATTATGGACACGGTGTATTTGGTGTATATAGTGCGTCAAAATATCAACATGTTTGGAGTATGGGAACAGCATACAAAGGTCCTGCAGATGGAGTAAGTACAGGAAACGTAGGTAATTTATATGGTTTAGCTTGGAGTTATAATCCAGATTATGGTGCAG